TTCTTGAACGTCTTTCTGCGAATCCGCCACTGTTCGTGTTGTTTGTGCTGTTTGATTCTGGGGAGTCTATCTTCTCCTTCTCCTCCTCTATGCGCTTCAGTATGTCGAACGCATCAAATACGGCAAGCTTCTTTGTAGCTGCTGCATTCTTCAGGCGGTCAGCCGCTATCTCGTCCTCGTCTGGTTTCAGTATTGCCTCCTTTGCGACCTTGATAAGCTCCTTCACCGCTATCTCCCCAGCCTTGATAATATCTTCCTTTATTTTTTTTGAATCCATTTCTGTCGTATTTCGTTTTGGGTGATGACCTGTCTCCTGAATATCTCCTACTCTTGCCCATGGCTATAGAACATTACAAATATCATTCTCCTTTCTTTCCAACTCCTGTTCGGGTACTTGCTGTGGAAGTATGACGATGGGTAGGATATGAGTCTGTTCTCTCTGTGTCCTATCACGGTGTTCAGTTTCCACCTGCATGTATCGTTCGCTTCCTCCTTGAGCATCCTGTCAAACTCTTCGTTACTGACGCTCGGCATCACATGACCGTACTCCTCATGCTCCCAGAACGCTGTGCCTGTCAGCTCAATATCAGAGTGGTTCTCCGAAACGAACAGTACAACAGCCCTGTCAGGTTGCTCACCGTTTATCTTCTGATCGGAGTGTATCCTCCAGTCGGTGTCGCATGTCTCTGACGACATCCTGAAGAAGCTGAGGATGTTCCTGATCGGCCTACCCTCTATGGCCTCAAGTCTTGACGTGACGGCTATGTCCATCATACCGTTCGATGGTACGATCCAGAAGGACTTGTCTCCAACTACCACCTCCTCGAACTCCGAGTCCTGAACCTGCTTCGATATCAGATCGTAACTCTCCTTGTCAAGGAAGTCATCAACGAAGTATATCATAGCGCCAGTGTTATGTTATCGGTGAACATCCGGTAAAGCTTTTCACCATCGACCGTGAACTCGTACTCACTGTTCGGCTTGTAGGATATCTCGTCACCCTCCTTCAATCCGAACTCCTCAAGTTGCTCGTTTATGTAGCGTATCGTTCCGATGAGCGGCTCCTCTGATGTGTTCTTGAATATGATCGAGTCCTTCTTCTCTGAAGGTTTGATGAAGCAGTACTTGTCGTGGGCGTGCCACCGGTCACCATCGTGGTACATGAAGAACTGCATGTGGTCAACGAAGAAAAGGTCGTCCTTGAAGAAGCTCCTTCCGCTCTTCTGTCTACCCTTCATGTCGTAGTAGAACTTGAAGACGTTGTGATGCACAAGGAGGAGGTTTCCGATCTTGATGGGCCCATCGTAGTTTATAGGAAGCTCGATCACCTCGGCCACTCTCTGAGAGAACCTGTGGTCTTCCTGCGATGAGCTGACGATCAGTCCGTCACTCTCGTTCGCGTATCGCTTGCCGTCCATTGGGCGAACGATGAACATATATGGGGATCTCATTTTAGAAGTTTATGTTGTACTCGATTGAAATTGGCATTGTCTTGAATTCCTTCCACAGGAGTATCTCTTCTCCGTTGGTTATCCATATCCTGAACGAATCGACATCCTCGTGGAACTTTATGAGGTGTATCTCGTAGTCACCGCCTATCACGGACTGGCCTACTATATAGTGCATGGCGTCCTTGTAGTTGGCGCCTACTGAAATTTTACGGATGTCCATTAGAATGGCGTGGTGTCAATTGCTACCCTCCCCCATGAGTTTGTTCCAACGCATACATAAATATAAGTTGCATCAACCGCTATCTGGCCAGCAAGTCCTGTATCTGTTGATGAAGACGGAACAGAGCCGCCCAAAAGGAATTCGTCATTAAATTGAGCAAAATTATTTACAGCCAAACCCTGATTCATCAAAGCCCCTCCGTTCTGAACATTAAGACCTCCATTCAGAACGAGAGTTCCCAATGCAGTAAATGAACCTCTTAGGAATCCTCCGGTGTAGAATGCTAAGTTTGAAAGAGGGTTTGTTGTTCTTATCTCGCTGGTATAAAGAGCGCTTCCGAGCGTTATGGTAAGATTCCCGTCAATATTCGCATCAGCGTCAACCTGAAGACCTGTTCCTGAAGCTAAGCTTAGCGTGAGTGTGTCAGCAATGTCAACCGTGCTGTTTGCATCGATAGCGCCATTGAACGTTGCGGTGCCACTGGAAATAAATAGTCCGTCAGATGAAAATAATCCAACAGCAGTAGCAGGGCCAGATGTAGATATACCTGTTAATGATGAGCAAAAAATACCTCCCGCCACTGTTAAATTCCCGTCAATATTCGCATCAGCGTCAACCTGAAGACCTGTTCCTGAAGCTAAGCTTAGCGTGAGTGTGTCAGCAATGTCAGCAGGCCCTGCGGAGTCGATCTCGCCAAGAATGGATGTTCCTGACACAAAAAGTCCTCCTGACGTGCTTAGTGCTGTTCCTGATACTGGCCCACCAGCTGATGTTATACCAGCAACATCTGTTACAAGTATGCCCCCTGAGCCATTTACAGCAAGGCCTGATCCGTTGATGGTCGCGCCTGCAGACATCGTCACCGCTCCCCCAACTGTTATCCCTGTGGATGTTGTTGTTCCATTATCACAAACGTCCTGAAGGGTTAGAGTTGACGAAGTCATTATGTACGTCAATATATCAGACATCTGGAAGTTCTTTGTATCGCCTCCAGCTCCTCCAGCTGATCCTATTACAATGTCATCACCAACTATCGGTGTCGATAGTGCATATGCTGCTGTGTTGTTTATCTTTGCCATCTTAAACCTTTTGAAGAGCCTTCTTAGTGACCTCGCCAGTTGCCATATTGATCGTTGAATCAGCTCCATATTTCTCTATCAGTGATTTTTCAAGCGCCATGAAGTCGGCCTTGATCTTGTCTATCTCGGTCAGTACGACCTGCTTGTTAAGCTCAATGTCACCAAGCGTCATCTTCGCCTGATTGAACTGCTCTCTTGCAGACCTTATCTGCTCCAACTCTTTTTCTTCTAACTTCATTCGATTACAAATTTACAATATTTCTTCCTACCCTGAATCCAACGTAGTGATCCCCGTTGAACCCATAATCAACGCTAAAGTACGATTTTTTAACGGTAGCCTGCACTCCAAGTCCCATCAGTGGAACATAAGTTGACTCAAAGTCTGATATCAGACCAGCGTTACCATGTATGCCAAGTGCAAATTTTGCACCTACCACTTTCTTAGGTAAGTAGTCTATTACTAAGTTCTCGCTTAGATTCTGGTAGTTCTGCCATTGAAGTCTAAGTGCACCACCTCCAACTGGTGCAGTTGTGTCATAGTGCACCACCTCAGTAAGCCAAGATTCGATTATCTTAACGGTATCTATTACAAGAATACTGTCGTAAGTATTGATGTATCTTATGTCATGTACGGTATCATGTACGGTATCCCAACGAGCAAATCTTAGCGTGTCATATTTCCATCTATCCACATACTCTATCACTGGTACTGGCTTCTCTATTATAGTTGTAACAGGCTTACCGCTTGTATCACCACACCCTTTCCACGCAACTATTACCCCGAGCAGGAATGCTATCAGGTACGGGAGTGTCGTGCTCAGTATGTGTCTTGTTATGTCGTTCAATTCTGATGGATTGTAGTATGAGTGTCGCACACAGTATGCTAATTATGAACAGAAGAACCTTATGCCCTCCATCGCAGCACATTACTGCGTCCAGAAACCGTACTCAAGTGTTACCGTTCCGGCAGATGCATCTATTTCGAGTCCTACTGATGCTGCTACCGGTATGAACGCCCACTCCTCAGGGCCCAGCGTTCCGAATACAACGCTCGTTGCCGCCTCGGCAAGATCAAGACTGTTCGTATTGTCGGTGTTTCTCAAGTATACGTACGTGATGGATGACCTTGCTGCCGGTATGATCGTCTCAGCTGCGCCTGCAGTTATATCGATCCTACTTGTGTTCTGTACCGGATTTGTGACCGTTATTGCATCGGTCTGAGATATAGCCAATGACTCTGATGTCGCGTCAGAGCTTGTGATGTTGAGTGTTGCCTGTATTGTTGCCATAATGCAAAGTTAGTCACTTTCTTTTGAACGCGTCCGTGATCTTTTCGATCAACTGGCTCACATCAAACCTGTCATCAAGTGATACAATGTTCTCAAGTATTGACTTACCTTCTGTCCCCATTAGGAACGAGTACGCCCATATGACGATCCACCCGAACAGATCTACCTGCTCTCCCTTTACTTCAAAGCTGTCAAGACCATGTATGACTATCAGGAACGCTCCGTACTGTAACGCCTTAACTGCCGTCCTGCGTATCCCGTATGATGTGACAGCGTGTTTGTTCTTTATCGCCTTTGCTATGCCTGTTGCAAGGTCAAGCATCATGAACGTAACGAGCCACTTTAGAAACTCCCAATCAGCGAAGAGGTACTTCTCTGTGAATGCGAACAGTGGTGTTATAACGAACGTGAACGTCCATATCTTTACGTCAGCAAAGTTTGCTGAGAACTTCAGGGCTACATCCTTGAATACTCCCCAATCGTCTATGGTGTGGTCTGCTTTCATGACACTAAGTTTCCTTGTTCATCGATTTCAGGAACGATGCCGTATTCAAGCAATCTTGCAAGCCAAACTTCCTCGTCCGTTGTAGTTTCCCAAACATAAATTGTATCAGTTCGTTGATTCGGGTCTGTCCATCCGTAACTTAATACAGATGTTTTATCGTCACCATCAAAAGTGATCCAATACGTTCTAACTGGTGGGTTGATTATGCTGTTCATTTTATACTGATCCTCCGTCTGTTATTGTCCAACCAAAATTTGAAATGAGTGATGTCCTTGCCGTATCTGCTGCGCCTCCTGCTGTGTATTGGCTACTTCCGAAATTAACATTGATAGTGTACGGATAACCCACACCGCTCGGCCAAGTTGCCTGTAATTGTGCCTCCCATCCTACAAGTAATAGGTCGTAATTTGTGGTGGATATGCCTGCGCCTAACATAAAATTAATCAAGTTAGTTACTTGGTCTATATCCCAATTGCTAATGTCTTGATTGAATGAGGTTGTAAACTGAAACATCTCAGACATATTTGTAACGTTTGACACATTCCAACCTCCAATGTCTTGATTGAAAGACGGATGATTACGGAACATACGTTGCATCGTTGTTACCGATGATACATCCCAACCGCTGATGTCTTGATTGAAATTGGTTGCTTGGTAAAACATCCCAGCCATATTCGTAACACTTGACACATCCCAACCGCTAATGTCTTGGTTGAAAGATGATGCACTTCCAAACATCCCAGCCATATTCGTAACACTTGACACATCCCAACCGCTAATGTCTTGGTTGAAAGATGATGCACTTTCAAACATACTAAGCATACCCGTTACAGACGAGGTGTCCCAACTACCTATGTCTTGGTTAAAGGATGAAGCACCACGGAATATTCCAGACATATTTGTAGCACCACTCACATCCCAACTGCCAATGTCTTGGTTGAATGATGTTGCCGCGAAAAACATTCTGACGAATCCAGCAACTGTAACGTTACTTGTATTCCAATTACCAATATCTTGGTTGAAAGATGATGCTCGGTAAAACATATCAGTCATAGATGTAACACTTGATACGTCCCAATTACCTATTGCACCATTAAAATTCGTACAATCTCGAAACATATTAACCATACTCGATGTGTTTATTATCAGAGGGTCTGTTGCTGTCCATATTAAGTTTGAACATCCATTAAATGAACGGTCTGTCGTTATTGTGAGGTTACCGCAATTCGTAACATCCAATAATTTACGTCTATCTCCGCTGTTATTGAATCGGAAACCTTCAATGTCGCTACCACTTATCGTTATCGTGTAAACACCACTGCTTGCGTATGTATGCGAACGATTAGCATAGCTTAGAGCCGATGTATTACCATCGCCCCAATTAATTGTGCCTGAGTAAGTTCCACCGCTTAACAATGGTAGAACAACAGTATCACTTGCGCTTCCTGCTTTTGTCGTGTCCCAAACTGAAACGAAGTCAGGGTTAGGTGCAGGTGCGCCTCCTCCTCCACCTTTCAAAAATGGTACTCCTATGCCGTTGCCTATTGCGATCATTACCAGAGTGCCACTATATCAGTAGCTGCTGTTCCGGTTGAGAACACTTTCTTTACATGTATCGGTTGAAAACCAGCTGGGCATGCAACGAAAGTAACTATGTCCCCGCTTGCCATCTCGACCTTGAGATCTCCTGCTGTGCCAACGTAAATAACGCAACCGCTTGTTTCAGGAGATGCGTATATGGTGTATGATGCACCACTGGCAAGAGTAACTCCACCGCTAAGTGTAAGCTCAGTGTTCGAGTCTACAGATGTTACGGTTGATATTGACGGGGTGTCGTTATCAACTACAATGTATCCAACTTTTACTGACGTTAGAAATGATGCTGTAGTGTCTGTAAGCGGTGCGGTTATTCCATCTGTTGTCCCTGACTGCTGTACACCGTCACCGGCTGGAATTGGGATCGTGTCACTTGGTACTACTGGGATCGCGCTCCCAACTTGAAGTTTCTGATATGGCATGATGTCTTTGCTTTAGATGCAAAGGTAATCACTTTTTGTCATACGGGAACATCCTGTTCAGCGCGTCACGCCTCTCTGAACACCCGCAAGGCTTACCGGTCACCTCAGAAACCTTGTCCACAACAGCTTTTATACCTGTTGCCTTTGTGAAGTTCTCAATTGAGTCCCCAAGCCCTTTGGGCTTCGATTTTTTAACCACCCTGTTCATTGCAACTTGCTAAGTGATGATGAAACGATAACGCTCCCTACCTTTGACTTCTTGTCTTCAAGTATCTGCTGAACTTCGGCCTCAATAGCGTCAACGTCAACCTCTGCACGTATCCATGCCTTCACATCTTCCTCTTTCAGTTCACTGAACGGAATGAAGTCTGGTGAATCAGGGTCTCCTTCAAGTGTGACCTTTCCTCTTTTGTTAGCGATAAGCGCACCTTCCTTTGCAATGACATTGAATCTGACCTCGAATACAAGGTCAGTGTCTGCGTATCTTTTGATCTTTTCTATTTTCAGTCTCATGTCAGTCTTATTCTTATGGTTCCTGAGTTATGGTATATAATGGTTAAAATTATGGGATCGGTGGTGGTGCTCCTCCTCCGTCTGGTGGTGGTGGTGCTCCTCCGCCCAGTTCATCAAAACCACTTAATCTTATTCTGATAGACCCTGAGTTATGGTATATACCTCCTGGAGGAACACCTCCTGCTTCGGCTGCTGTATCATCTGCGTAGTCAAGTGATGGTATGGTCTCTGATACAAGGTAATCATTGAAGAACTCAAGTATAGCGGCAGAATTGTTATTTTCGATTCTCAGAACTGATGCTGAATTATCCGAAAGAGTGTTTTGTAAGTTGAATCCAGTTTCACTATTACTTAATCTTAAGTCAACAGATTCATTTCCAATCACTTTCGATATACTAAAACTGGAATTACCATCACCATCAATTGACATTCTATCCCTGAAACTAATAGTATCTCCAGACTCCTGATCTATTACTTCGGTTACTCTTTGATCAAGGAAACTTGTTGCTTCACCACCAATATCATCTTTTGAAATTTGATTTAGCATAAAAGATCCAGAAGCACTCCCAGATGTAATCGATAAACTCTGACCTGAAAATTGTTGTGGAAAAGTAAAGGAACCCCCAGGTATGGTAAAATTACCGTCACCAATAGCCTCAATTAATGAATGGTCATCTTTTGTTATTTTTGATCCCATAACACTACCAGAGAATGAAGCTCCATCACCGTATGTTATGCTGTAATCCTCTTCAGTCACATAACTGATTGTATCTGTGAAGTCAAAGTTGTTTAAAGATAGCTGTATATCCTCTATACTGTAAGCCTCGTGAAGCGCGTTCCTTCTTGCTGATTTCTTGTCGCGTGTGTCCACTGACGCTGCGACTCCGTGGAACTTTGTCCCTGCTGGTATCTGTGTCATTAGTATTTTCCTTTACGTGTTCTTGGTGAGCTTTTTGTTGATCCGCCCTTGCCTGCCCATAGGTTCTTGCAGGCCCAGTAGCGTGCTGTTAACTTGTCCTTTGCCGTGTCGCACTTGTGTCGTGCTCTGAATGACTTACGTGCAGCGGCTGAATAATTATGACCGTACCCCTTCGCTCCGAAGTGGATGAGTTTCTCTTTTCCGCCCGAGCAAGCCTTTACCATCTTCTTCTTGCCAGCTCGGTCGCTTGACCGAACCACGTTACACTTCATCTTGCTCTTATCTGCCATCAGAATACTCTTTGAAGGGTAAGTACATGTGTGTCTATTGAGTTTGCTGGGTCAGCAGCTCCCCACTGTGCTGTTATGTCGAGTGTACTCAGCGTGGTCGTGTCAAACGTTGTGTTGTTAATGTTGTCAAAGCCGATTACCTCTGGACTATTATTTGCTGTCTTTGTGTAGTGAAAGCTTCCCGATGTCATCAGCTCTGCCGTTCCAGCACCACCTATCTCTCTGACCACAAAGGTTATGTCGATGTGGTAATAGTTACCTGACGTGCTCACAAGACTCATTGCACCTGTCGTAGCCAGAACATTGCCGTTGTCTCTGATATTGATGGTGAGGTCGGCATTGTTCAGTGAAGACAGATCTCCCTCTACGTAAGCCTTGAAAGTATTTCCCCTTACAAATCCATTTGCAGGTATTGACAGGCTACCCAGACCGTTTCCGATTATAGTAAGCTCATCGGTTGTGTTTTCTACAACAGGGCCATCCTCTATCTGAGTGAACAGACCCTTTACACCGAAGTAGTTTACCATGTCGTCAATGGTGTACGCATCACGCAGTGCGTTCGCAGTAGCCGACCCCTTGTTTACGGTCTCTACCGATGGATCTACCCCGTGGAACTTTGTGCCTGCTGGTATATCGCTCATCGTTTAGTGTACTTCTTTGTTACCCTACCCTTTGGTGTGTTTGCCACGAACTGCTTACCTCCTCTCTTTTTCTTCTTGGCGGTAGCAGCTCTCTCTGACTTGCTCATAGAGCGAGCCTTCTTCAGTGGGAGGCATCTGTCTGGGTTCTTCTTGTTCTTGCTCGTACCGCACTCACCCTTTATAGAGCCGTCAGTTCCGATCCTGACCCACTTCTCGTCTCGCCACTTCTTGAGTTCACCCATTACTTGCTCTTCTTTGCGTAGTTAGGGTCTTTGCAATACTTACTTGCTGCCATGTTCGCATAGGCTGATGGATACCTGTCGAAGGTTCGCTTTGCCCACGCTATCCCAGCAGCGCATATCTTATTTTTTTTTCGCTTGCTCGGCATTAGTATTTTTTCTTCATTCCACCCTTCTTGCCTGACTTAGGCTTCATGGCCTTCTTCACCTTTGAGGTGCATGGTTTGCTCTTTCCTTTCATTATCTTTGTCTTAAAATCCAATCACAAAGATATGAAATCAAAAGTAAAGGGAGACAATATGCTCAAGTACTGGCGTTTGGTAAGACGCTGGGTTCTGGAGCGGCACGGACTTAACCAATCGGAGCTCGAGATGCTCCTGTTCCTCTACTCAGAGGGCCGGTTCTCGAGGAAGGACATTGACGACTACCATAACGTGTTCCCGTTCACCAAGGCCAACTTCTACTCCCTCCTTGAGAAGGAGTACATCTACATCTGGAGAAAGGGGTCAAGGGGTAAGGGCCGCGTGAAGCAGTTGTACGCGCTGACCCCAAGGGCGACCGGCATGATCAAGAGCGTCTACCGTAAGCTCAACGGTGAGGAGGCATTCAGTGAGTTCAGGGGTGAGATGTGGACTGACAAGGCCAACTTCACCCAGCGCACCTACAGGATGTATATGCAGCGCGTGAACAAGGAGCTGAGGGAGATGCAGGAGAAGAAAAAGAATAAGAAGGATTAGATCACATGTCGCTCGTGAAAGAGCTTCCAAACCGGTTGAATTTTTCCTTAATGGTCTGCGTTTTAGGTTTTGTGCCAGTTGCTTTGTAGTGTCTTTTAAGTTTTTCGGAACGGAGCATCTCTGCTCTCTTTTTGTCGGCATATTTCATTGCCTGACCAAATTTCTTTCGGTATTCAGTTGGCGCATTATACCAATTTTTTGCTGGCATCATCGAGTGAGAAGAAGCTCCAGTTCCTCTTACGAGAACACTATCTCCTGTTCCTGTTGGCACATACGTTTCAGCAAGTGGTTTTGACTCTCGTACCTGTGATTTTTTTGGCTTTTTCTGTGGCATGGCTTGTTCTTGTTTGTTGCAAAGTTACAAAACAACAACAACATCTCTCTCGAGTATGATGGTATAGGGCTCGTTCTCTATCAGCATGGTGTGGCCGGATGACTTGTCGTAGTAGATCATGTCGCCTTCTGCGATCACGTCAACGTTCGTGCCGACCTTCACCACCTCAGCCTTCGCGTAGCGGAAGTTGCTTGCGTCCTCCTGAGAGAGGATGAGACCCGATCCGGATCTCAGCTCCTCATCAACTTTCTTTAGAACAATGTATTTGTTTATGGGTTTCATGTTCATTTTATTTTACTGTTCACGATCCGTGAACACTTGATTCGTATGAACGCGCAAGTGTAACGATCGCATTCGTACTGAGTATCGTTCCGGCCACTGAGATCGCGTTCTTCACAGCCTCCTTGGTGACCTTTGCCGGATCGGTGACACCCATGGCCATCATGTCACCAACCTCGCCTGTCTTGACGTTCATTCCCTTCATCTCAGATGCC